TAAAATCGTATTCCATCTCTATTAATTCTCTCTAGTTTTGGTAGAGTAATAAAGGAATGCTCAAAAATCATATCATACCTTGTGTTTTGTAATTTTATTCCAAAGTTGCCCATTTTTAATTTTAGTCACATGACCCTGTTTTACTCCAAACATTTCACCTATATCTTTTTGTTTCATTTCGCCCTCCCATGAAAGTTTATAAATTTTTAAAATTTCATCTTCAGTTAATTTTGATCTTGGATGAGTAGTTCCAGGAAATCTAGATTTAAGTTTTTCAATAGTATCTTGTGAGAATTTTTTTCCTAATCTACTTTGTCGCATTTTTTCTTTAGCTTCGTTTGTATGAGTTTTCCCATAAAATGTAGCATTTTTTCCACTTTTATGCGTTCTTAAATAATTTTTATATTCTTCAGAATGAGTTTTTCCGTACATTCCATTTTTCTCGCCCTTAATTCTTTCACTTAATATTTTTGACCCTTTTAATAATTTATTAGGATTATTAAAACTTGAAAATCCACTTGGTTTCTCATTAAAATTCATACATTTAGGGTTATTAATAAATTTAATAAGATACTCTCCTTCTTTTTCTATTAATTCATCTTGAGTTTCACAAAATAATATAATATCTCTTTTCAATTTTGTTTTATCTTTAATAGATTTAATCCAATTACCACTACCAAGATATCCATCGTTTATATTTTTAGTGCTATGCCTACCATAATAATATAAACCAGAAGGTGATGAAGTTTTGTAAATAAAATGGTACATAATAAGGCTTGGTAAAAGAATATCTATTATTTATATTCTTTTACCCTAATATTTTTTGATTATAATCCTACTTCTGCTTTAGCAATTAAGAATTCTTTTACCAGCGGAGAGCGAATAACATCATCTATTGTAAATTCAATAAAGTCAAAAGAACTCATTATCTTTAATATTTTTATAAAGTCATAAATGCCGTTTTTTTCATTCATTTTAATTAAATCACTTTGAGATGCATCTCCAGAAAATATTATCCTAGTATTTTCCCCAGCTCTAGTTATTATAGAACATAATTCGTGAAAAGATAGGTTTTGAAATTCATCTATAATCATTATACAATTATCTAATGTTAATCCTCTTATAAATGAAGTATTATAAAATTTAATGGTCTTTTGACTTTTAAGATTTTCATATAACATTTCAAAATCTGAATCAAATGGAAGTTTAAACATATACCTTACCATATTTTTATATGGTATTTCAAAATAACCTTGTTTTTGAGATTCATCTCCAGGCATAAACCCAATTTCTCTAGTTTGAACTAATGACCTTACAATATAGATAGTTTCGTAAGGGCTAATTTCATTTAAGACTTCTTTAAGAGCTTTATATAGGGAAATAAAAGTTTTACCTGAACCACTACTACCGTAAGCAACTAATTGTTTACCATCATCATAAGCTTTAAATAACTTCCTTTGATTTTCTGTGAGGGGCTCAATATCTATTAACAGTTCAGAATTAATAGGCTTTCTTCTTTTCATTTGACGAACAGTTAAAGCCTCACCATTAAAAGATGCATCCGACGTTCTTTTTCTTCTAGCCATATTTTTTATTTTAGGGGTTTTACTTTACTACCAGGAACAGTTCCAACTTTTCTTAAAACGTCATTCCATCCATCGGATGTTTTATTTCTCCAATCTCCCACCTCACTGATGGGACTTGAGCCTCCTTTAGACCAATCTCTTTGCCACTCTGGATTAGTTTTATACCAATCAGTAATTTCGTGAACGCTCATTTCAATTACTTTGGTTTCTCCAGTTTCTTTATTGATAATTGGATAAGTCGCCAAAATTGTTAATCCTCTCTTTATAATATACAATCTTATTTATTATGGACTTAATCGCGCTCTATGAAGCCTTTTATCCTCATAGTATTTCCAAACATTAGGAGCCCAATTTTGAAGATATGGAATGGTTTGCTCACAAAGAGCCTGAATTTCAAGTTGTGCATCTAACTTTGCTCTTAAATCTATAAAGTGAAGAACAGAACGGAGATTAAAAGAAACCGCAAAATTTTGACGAATTGCCTGCGGAAGATAATCACGAATATGCTCTTCACACATACCCTTTTCATATTTTACAGCATAACGCTTACAACCTTCAACAATAAACTTCAATTCTTCTTCATAATCTTCTTGAAACCAATCATACTTTTTACCAGTGCGATTTACATAGAAACCTGGAGGGCGAACATAGAAAACATCTTCTGGCTTTAGTTCTCCACTTGCAACCTTAACCACTCTTTTTCCAGTATATCTTTGCGATTGAACATCAAAGCTAATACCTACTCTATGCGTCCTTGCTTGAGCCATTACGCTGTGAACATAACCAGACACCGAGAATGTAATTGCGGGGTGTTCTAGAGGTCCCCAGTGCCCTTTCTCGTTGGATAATAGACGTTCTACAATCCATTCTCCACACTTTTGAGGTGAAGGTATTGTTTGTATATGAATAGGAGTTTCACTGTAATCACATTTTCCAGCTTGATATACAACCTGCTCTGGAATTGGATAACATTGTAACACCACAACCTGAAGATTTTTATCAAATTCAAGTAATTCTTTTGCTGTAATTGGTCTCATCAGTTTCCAAATCCTTTACTAGTGAGTTTTTTATTAGTGTTCAATTGTTCTTTTAGTTTTTTCAATTCTTTCTTCATATAAATTAGTTCTTCAGATGAATAGATAAAATCTTTTTTAAGTGTTTCCTCAAGAACTTTAATCAGTTTATTCTCTCTCATTAATTACTCCTTTTACCTTTTATAATATCGCATAAAAAAAGAGGAAAGTCAAATTTCCTCTTTCTTAATTATTTTCTTCTTTTTTTACTAAGGTCTTTAGGAACATAATCAAAGCTCTTTGGATTTATAAGTCCCTCCGTCCACTCAATACTCTTTATAACGTAAGAATTATCGTGATAGTGGTCGAAAATCTCTACTTGATTTCCAGACCTCACAATATCATAGCAAAGTAAATTATCATTCATATAACTTACGATATAACTATCACGAGGAAGACTTTTATCTTTTGCAAGATCTGGCTCACATTTTGAATGTAAAATCATCAATTTAATACCTCCTATTACCTATTTTCCCATTTAATATCTTCATAAGCTTGTCCTACTAGTTCTTTTGTAACTTTATATTTGGATTGAAGTCTTTTATCTTTCACCAAACAAATAATTTCAGCATCTAAAGGATGTAAACCTTCTAACATTTGAATAAACATATTCTCTCTACGAAGTGCATTGAGAGAATTATTTCCAGGAATACCAGATGCAGACCTTACAAAATTAATTAGCTTTGTATATTCAGTTCTTAAGCTAGTATGCCCGGAACGTATCTTTTCAGTGTAACTTACAGATTTTGTATCATATGCTTCCATTTTTTCTACTTCCTTCTCAATTAGTTCAGAAACTGAACCACTCTTTACCAAATCATCACTAACAGTAGAATATGGAACTGTACCTTCAGGTAGCATTGAAATTACATTATCGTCAAAGTTCCAAATGAAAATAGATTTAAGTGAAGGATGCTCATACTTTTTAAGAACTTCTATTTTTTTATCATTTGTTCTTTGCTTACTTACTAATTGAAGGACTTCAAATGCAAATGGATTATTTGGAAGCTCTTCAATTGGAGTATCTACTGCTTTCTTTTTTGTAGCTGTTTGTGTAGTCATAAGTTTATTTTAAAATAATCAGTCATTTTATATAGTATATCAATCGTCTTCATCATCTTCATCGAATAAATCTTCGTATTCTGATGTAAAATCAGAATAAAAATCTGGCTCTATGCGAAGACTTACTACTTGGTCTGCATTTACTGTACCATCCTCATTAAAAAACTCTGGATGTAATGGACCAGAATTGCGAGGTGAAAACATTATCATATTTTCTCTTATCAACCATCCAATTATAAAACCTACACATAAGAACAAAAAACTCAACAAGCAAAAAATAGTAAGTTCCGTCGGTTGCATTTTATTATTCCCCAGAAGATTTAGATTTTTTACTGATGTAGGTTTCAAATTGAAAATTAAACTCCCGGTTAAAGGGAAAAGGTATCACAAGCTCCAGTTTGAACTTTTTTGGTTCTTGTTGTAATGTCTTCTCCTCTTTATAAAGTAATACTTCAAGTCCACGATCTCTTGAATCGTTATAGATATTTATATCTTTCACAATAGTTTATTATTTAAAAAATAATTTACAGCATCAGTGCAGCCACCTAAATGTTGCTCATTAAATATAACTTGAGGAAATGTGGAGCCAACTTCAAATTTTTCATAAAAGTCTTCTCTTGTAAAGTCTAACCCTAATTCATAAACTATAATTGAATAATTTTTATTTTCTTTTAAGTAATTGGCTATTTTTTTTATTTTTTCGCAATAAGGGCAACCTGATTTGCTGTAAATTGTAATATTCATATAATTAATAATATTGGAATTAAAATAATTAAGATTGCTATAATAACACCTCCTACTTGAGAGAGAAGGAAATTAAGATTAACATCTTCCATATAAAA